TTGGCAAGGTTGCGCGCTGCCTCATCAAATGCAACATTGCCAGGCTCCAGCCCTCGATCAATCAACTGGCCCATCACTTGCTCAGCCACAGTGACAGCCTCATTGACCTGATCAAACTCCCTGCCCATCAATGCTGCCTTGCGAGCTGCTGCCTCCAGACCCTTCTGCCCCTTGTCGATGACGCCAAAGGCATCAGCCAGATCCTTAGCACCACTCTCGCTGATCCTAGCCAGCCGCTCCATCTCCAGGCGAGCACTGGAGGCCTGTGGGCTCATCTTCCCAAATGCAGACTCAATAGCACTGATGGCACCCTTGTAGGCCTCAGCCTTGGCACCAGCGACATCAAATGAGCGCCCCTGCCTGGAGGCCTGGAGATCAACATCCTTCAGGCGCTGATTGAGCCCTGTCAGGCTGCGAGCCATTGCCTCGAAGCGGTCATAGCTTTGCTGGTTAATCTTGGTCAGCCGTTCAAATGCCGCCTCTGCCTTGCGTGCTGCCGTCTCAGCCTCCTTGAGGGCCTTGGCCTTGCCCTTAGCTGCCTTGCTGGCGTCCTGGGTCGCAGCCTTCAGCCCCAGCATCTCCGCAGTGACCTTGCCCATTGAGGCCCGGACAGCCACAGCCCCACCACGAAAGGCCTGTGTAAAGTCAGCCGCAATGCTGCTGCCAGTGGCCTTGATGTTCTTGACGACCACACCCAGGCCCTCAACGGCCATTTGCTTGAAGCTACCAAAGGCCTTGCTGGCTTTGGCGAGCCCCACGCCCAGCTTTGCTGCGATGTCGACCCCGAAGGTGTCACGAATCCAATCCCCGACATATCGGACAGCATCGCCTGCCATCGAGGCAAAGTCACTAAATACCCGCGTGGCCCGGTTATACCAGGCCGCTGCATAGGTGGCGCCCGTCTCAAACAAGGCCACAATGGTATTTTTGAGGGCATCCCAATTCTTGATGATGGGATATGCCGCCGCTGCGATAGCCACCCCAGTGGCGATCAGCGGGGCAGCAGAGGCAGCCGCCGCGACCATCGCAGATCCCAGCGCCACGATTGCAGGCGTGGCTGAGGCCACCACCACCGCGCCAAAGCCAATGATGGCAGCCTTGGCTGCCGGGCCAAAAGCTCGATCCATCGCACCAAGCAGGCCGCCCTTGATGAAGGCATCTGTCAGGTTGCTGATACCTGCCGATAGGGCCTTGATGATGTCGGTCAGCCTCAGGGCCTCCATCAGCTTGGTGCCAATCTTGGTCAGTGCAATGTCTGCGCTGTCCTGAAGGTTCGACATGGCCCCCGCAAAGCTCTGGCTCTGCTTCTGCATCATGTCAGGGAACTTTTCATTCATCCCATTAACGATGGCCACAATGGCCTTGTTAGCGTCGATTGCGCCACCCTCTGCCATCTTCATCGCCTTCGGGATGGAGACCCCAATCCCATCAGCAAGCATCTTCCAGGCGGGTATGCCTCGCTCGGCAAGCTGATTCATCTCCTCGGCGCTGACCTTGCCCTTGGCCGCCATCTGCCCCAGGGCTCGCGTCACACCATCCAAGGTATCCTTGCCGCCACCCAGGCCAGCCACAGCATTGCCGACAGAGGTCATGATCGGGATGATGGCTTTGGCATCAAAACCAAAGGCGAGCAGTTTTTTGCTGCTGTCGGTGAGGCCCCTCAGCTCAAATGGTGTGGTGGCCGCAAATTGCGTGAGCTCTCTCAGGAACGCGTCTGCCTGCTGCGCCCCGCCCAGCATCGTCGTAAAGCCGATCTTTGCCTGCTCCAGCTCTGCTGCGAGGTCTATTGACCGTTTGCCCAGCATGGCGATGCCGCCAGCCACAGCCACAAGGCCAACGCCTGCCGCTGCCGCTTTTAGGCCACCCATGCTGCTGGTGAGGGATCCAACGTCAGCCGCTGCTGATTTTGTCTCCTTGCCCAAGTTATCAGCAGCCCTTGCCGCCTTATCCATGCCAGAGGTCAGGCCCTTGATGTCGGCAGAGACCTTTACAAATAACTCAGCCGCTGCCGTTGCCATTATCGCCTCTTCTGCGCCTCGCGCTTGCGCTCGTCAGCCTCCAGGCTGTAAAGCGCCAGCCAGTCAGTGTATTCTGCTGTGCTCATTGTAGCCCTTAGTGCGCCCCGGGTCATCCCCAGGTCTCGCGCCAATACAAGCTCGAAGTAATCAGGCCCCTTCCGCGCCAGCCGTGCTTTTGGCAGGCGTCACATCCGTCTGGAGCACGCGCCCGATGGCTTGGTATACCCGATTGAGTGCGCCCAGGCTCTTGTTGCGTAGGGCTGGGATATGCTCGTCAGTGAACTTGGGTTCAACGACACACGCCAAAAAAAGCAGGTCGCTGAACTTGTCGTCATCTCTCTTGGTGCCAGCCTGCTGCCCAGGCCCAGTGGCAGGCACTGTGACCTCGGCAGCCTTGGCGATGGCATCATACGATGCACGGCTGAGCCCCTGCACCTTGACCCTGCCGCCCCACTCGGGAACCTCGACCACTTCTGTGGGCAGGTCATTGGCCGCCAGGATTTGATCAATGGTCAGAAACTCAGACATGCATCCTCCTCTTAGTAGGTGCCGCGTGTCACATCACCCGTAACCTGGAACTCAGCAGAAAAGCTGACCTTATCGCCCACAGGAGCGGTGACGTTGTAGCTGGTGCAGATTGCCTCACCAGTATACTTGATGTTGCCACCGGTTGTACCAGCCGGGCCATACTGGAACGAGCCAGTCAGGCCGATGATGCCCGCGAGCACGCCGTCTGCGGTCGCGTCCCACGAGCCTGAGATACTGATCGTCGCATCCTTGAGGCCACCGATGTATTCCTTCGAGGCGTCCCCGAAGGTTGTGACCTCTGCGGTGTCAGCGGTCAAAGGGAAGTCGACGTTATCACAGTATGCCGAGATGTCGGTCAGCGAGCCGCCGCTGTTGTCGATCTGAAACTCTGCTGTTTTGCCGTGAACGAAAGCCATGATCTATCCTCCTCTAGAGCCGTGCGATAGCCACGGCAAACGTCGCTGTAGTGAATGTACCCGATGCATCTACCCGAAGGTAGCGGTTAACCGTACCTGTTGCGGATTTCAACTCTGACCCTTCAGCGGTTAGCTGCGTGAAGGTGATCAGGTCAGCCCAGGCGATATTGTCTGCGCTGTGCTGCACCTTGATTGTAATATCTGTACCCGTGAAGGCCGTACAATGTAGCGTGGCCGTGGCCCCATTGGCCGTGCTTGACGTGTTGTCATTGGCAGCCGTGGTACCAGCCACCGTGCGAGCCACGAGGTCAGCCAACAGGATGCCGCCCAGCAGGCCATTGCTCACCTGGGCCTCTGCGCTGATCGTGACTGCATCAGCCACAGGCGCCGTCACATTATATGAGGTCTCGATGGCCTGTCCGAGCTGCGCCCGATTGCCGATGACGCTAGACCCCGCAGGCACCACCGTGATCACACGAGAGCCACCAATGGCAGCCTGGAGCACTTCATCCACCGCAGACGCTGCCCCATCAAAGAAGCCAGACAGGCTCAGTGTCGCATCCTTGAGGCCCGGAATGTAGGCCTTGCTGGCGTCTCCAAAGGTCGAGACCTCGGCAGTGTCAGCCGTTGCTGCTGTGTCCACATTATTAAGAAAAGCAGACAGATCATAAGCGCCCACAAGCACCGAAGCGCCCTTGCCATGAATAAACGCCATTTTAGGCCCCCTTCCGCGGTCTACCCCGCCGCTTTGGCTGCGGTTCCGCTGCCTCTATAACCTCTATCGCCCCACACTCAATCAGCCAGGCATCTGTGCCCTCTGGTAGGCTCTTAATGATCGCACCAGGAGGGAAGAACGCCCCGCCCACAGTCACGCCCTTATGGACAATATAGACCGTTGTCATGCGATCACCTCCACCTCGAACTCACATCCAATATAAGGCACACCGGCCACTTCATAAACCCCAAAGTCTCGCGCCTCGACGAGCCGCGTGCTGTTAGCGACGCCTCCAAGCGTAGGGTCGCTGTCAATGGCCGCCCTCACACTCAGCGCACCATCAGGGCTCGCGAGGTCATCAACCAGGTCTTGTCCCTCACCCTCTGCCACGCGCCCTGCGATCACCCTCAACGGGAACAGATAACGAGAAACAGGCGTCCTGAAGGCAAAGTCATATCTCACCGACGATGGCATACCCACGATCGCTGCTGGCACGTACAAGTTATCTGGAATGGTGTCATGCACATATAGGCCCAGGTTAGCCCCCTGCCCCTCTGGGGTCATGATGTGCCCCTCCTCAGTCAATAGATCCTCGCCATCCTCTGTGATCAGTGTAGTGGGGCTCAGCAGGTCGCGCAGGCCGTCGCGTATCGCCTTGATGTTAGCCATCTAGTCTGGCCTCCTTCAGTGCCTTTTGAAGGTAGCCAACGTATTTTGCCTTGTCGCGCTCGAACGGCGTGCGAAGATAGCGCCGAGGCAGCAGGCCGCCGCGCTCGGTGATGACTGCCGCCGCAGCGTAAGGATTCCGGCCTTTGCGCTTACCCCAGAGCGCGAGGGCTGCGCCGGGCACCTCGTGCGGCTTCTTGGGCCACGACGGGTGATCGTGCCTTGTGCCCGTGCCGTACTCCATATACGCCGCATAGGCAGGCTTGTCGCTGCCGATGGTTCCGATGCGAACGAAGGTCGGAAACGGGCTTTTGTCCACTTGGAACACGATGCTATTTTGCAACTTGCCAAAATTGCGCGGTGCCTTGCGGATGCTTGCGCTCTGCTGCTCCAGGCCGATACGACCAAACGCCTTACGCATCGGTTGTGCCACGTTGGCATTGTTTCGCAGAGCCCTGATAAGCTCCGGTAGGCCCTCGATTTTGACGGTGGCTGTACTCATACTGCCCCCATCTCATAGCGTCGATAAGGTTGCAGCAGGGCGCGTACCTCGGGATCTTTCGCGGTCACGCGCATGAATCCAAGCTCTGGTGTGCCAAGCACCCCGAATGGGGCAT